TGGTGCAGTTACCGCAGGTGGTAATACTGGTGCCAATGGTTATATTTTAACATCTACTGGAACGGGTGTTCAGTGGGTTTCAAACTCAGCAGGAACATTAGATGGTTTAACTGATGTTACTATCACAGCACCTGCTGCTCAGCAGGTTTTAAAATATAACGGATCTATCTGGCAAAATGCTGATCCAGATACTGCAATAGCTTCTGCAGTTTTTGCTACTAATGCTCAGTCGGATCTTGGTTTAGTCACTGACTTGGTTGTAACAATTACAGAAGATCTAGGATTAGTAACTGGACTTTCTGAGTACATCTATAACATGGGTACTCTTGTTGTTGATGGTATCGTTTCATTGAATAATATTGATCAGTCTATCAAAGCTGACTATATTGCTTACTCTATTATTTTTGGTTTCTAAAGGACAAACATGGCTCGCCAACTAGTTGAAAAATATATTTTTACTCCAGGTATTGCAAATGCTGGAACTATTAAGTTCCCTGGAAAGTGTGATGCAACTCAACTACTAATTGTTGCTAATAAATCTATTCAAGAAAACATTTATGCGATTGGTGATCCAACTCGTAGTGGTACAGTTTCATTTGACCCAAGCGACAGCAATACTTTTTATTCCGAACAAGATGGTGCTACTACTGTAACATTTAGTAAAGATACTTCGGCAATGTCAGCCAATGATAAAATTGCCATTTATACTGATGCACCTAAACAAGTTGGTAACATTGTTCGTCCATACGCATTTGGTGTTGATGCAATTGAAAGAATGCGTGTTGCAAATCCACAGTCACTAATTGATGCTGACTTTGAATACGGTCTACAGCCAACTAAGTGGCAGAACTATACTGATATTCGAAATGTTCCAGGAATTTTTGAAAAGCCAGGACTAGATTTGTTTATCACTAGCATTACTACTGATGGCAATTCTCCATCTCTTATTACTGTAACTACTTCTGTTGATCACGGTCTTGCTGTTAATAATCCAGTTATTATTTTTGGATTAACTAACGCTTCAAACTACGCAAGAGCAGAAGGTGCTTTTGTTATTAACTCTGTTCCCAATAGCACATCATTTACATACTATGCCAAGGGTATTGTTGGAACAAATGGTTTATCAATTTTTGGTAGTTCTACTTATGGTCGTCGTGGTGGTTTTTATGCTGGATCACAATTACCAATATCTACTGTTACATCTAATGGTGCAAACCCTTCAGTTATTACTGTTACTTGTTCTGCCAATCATGGTTTAGTTCCAGGTGCTCCTATCGTTGGTGTTGCCAGTTCTGTTGGGACAAACCACGCACTATTAACTGGTAACTTTTTTGCAGAATCAGTTCCATCTCCAACTACATTTACATTTACTGCTCGTGTCGGTGGTGCGGTGGCTTCCGCTGCTATTACTATGGTTATTCATACAAGATCAGATGCGTTTGTTATGCATCGACCATTTGATGGTGGTGTGACTCTTGGAACTTTTGTTGCCTCACATGGTGCGTCTGTTTCTCGTCAAACTAAAAAGTATATGCGTTATCAATCTGGTAAAGGCATTCTTTGGACTTCAGGTGTTTTATTTAATCCAGTTCTTAACCTTGATCAAATCTCAGCTGCTAATACTACTGTTGGTTCAACAATTACTATTACCACAGAAACTGACCATGGTTTACAAATTGGAGCATCAGTTCTAATTTCTGGTGTTGTCACTAGTGGTTACAACGGAACATATGGAGTTTCTGGTATTGTTAGTGAAAACATTTTTACAGTTTCTGCGCAGGGTACACTAGGTTCTACTAGTGCAGTTATTACCAATCTTCCTCGTGTTACAGTTAAAAACTGGCATGGGGCATCTGTTCGTGTTGGACCATTCGATGATCAAAACGGATTATTCTGGGAATTTGACGGACAAGAAATGGCTGTAGTCAAAAGATCAGGCACATATCAATTATCTGGTTTTGTTGCAGTAAATGCAGGGTCACAATTAGTATCTGGAACCAATTGTCGTTTCACTCAACAGTTAAAAGTTGGCGATAGAATCATTATTCGTGGTATGACTTACATGGTTGGTTCTGTGACTGATGATAATACAATGACAGTTAACCCAGAGTATCGTGGAACTACAAATGCCAGTGGAGTTAAAATTGCAGTAGTTATAGATCAAAGAATTCCTCAATCTCAGTTTAATATTGACAAAGTTGATGGCACTGGAGTTTCTGGATATAATCTAAACCTTAACAAAATGCAAATGTTGGGTATTTCATTCTCTTGGTATGGTGCTGGCTTTATTGATTATATGGTTCGTGGTGGAGATGGTAATATGATTCTTGTTCATCGTATGAAACAGAATAACTTAAATGACGAAGCGTACATGCGATCTGGTAACAGCGCAGTTCGTTACCAAGCTGTTAATGAATCTGTTATTGGAAGATTAGCCACAACTATTAGTAGTTCAGCAACATCAATTCAGTTGGTAGATGGTTATCGTTTTCCATCTAGCGGAACTGTAATGATAGAAAATGAGTGCATTAATTACAGTAGCAAAGCAGGTAATATTTTAAATGGTTGTACCAGAGGTGCTTCCTTCCAACAATTTGCTGGTGGATCTCAGAAAACATTTAGTGGAGGTGCAGCTGCATCTCATGTAGTTGGTAATGGCTTTAATTCAGTTATTCTTATTAGTTGTACTACAGCACCAGTTATTAATCACTGGGGTTCATCTTATATTATGGATGGTGGTTTCGACCAAGATCGTGGTTACTTCTTTAACTATGCTGCGGTTAACCAAGTGTTTACTGCTAACCAATCTAAGACAGTGTTCTTCTTAAGATTAGCTCCATCTGTGTCTAACTCTATCTCTGGAACTTTAGGTGAACGAGATTTAATTAATAGATCTCAGTTACTGTTGCAAAAACTACAGATGACATCCACACAAAATATTCAAGTTTACGGTATTTTAAATCCAGGTAATATTGATGCTTCAACATTAACTTGGCAATCAGTTAATACTAGCGCATTAGGATCACAACCATCCTTTGCGCAGATCTCAGTATCAAGTGCTATTACTGCAACTCCAGGTGAACAAGTGTTTGCGACACTAGCACAAATTAACGGCTTTGCTGAAATTGACTTAGGACAGTTGAAAGAATTGACCAATTCTGCAATTGGTGGATATAGTAATTATCCTGATGGTCCCGATGTCTTGGCAGTTGTTGTTAGAAATCTATCGGGTTCGAATGCTACCACAAACATTAACTTATTCTGGTCAGAAGCGCAAGCATAAATATACAAAATTAGAGGAAATTTTAAATGGCAACCCAAGTACAGTTTAGAAGAGGCACTACTACCCAGAACAATGCGTTTACAGGCGCAATTGGTGAGATTACCTATGACACTGAAGTAAAAACATTTAGACTTCATGATGGTTCGACTCCAGGTGGAGGTGCCATTATGATTAACAATACCTCTACACAAACGCTAACCAATAAAACCATTTCCACAAACTCTGTTTGGAATGGTCAGCCTGTTCCTCTAGGATATGGTGGTACTGGTGCTTCTTTATCTGCTGCTTCTGGTGCAATTGCTTATTCTACCAATAGTAGTATTGGATTTACTGGTGTTGGTTCTTCTGGACAACTTTTAGTTTCTTCTGGATCTGGTGTACCTGCGTGGGTTTCTCCAGCTTCTATTACTGCTGGTACTTCTAGTACTGCTGTTACTGCCACTAACCTTGCTGGTGGTTCAGCTGGTTACATACCTTACCAAGCAGATACTGGATCAACTTCTTTTATTGCTCCAGGTGCTGTAGGAACTTTCCTTATTTCTACTGGTGCTTCTTCTGCTCCATCTTGGGCAGCTGGACAAATTACTGTTGGTTCTACTGCGATCTCTTTGGGTAGCACTAGTGCTTCTTTAGCTGGATTAGATATTCTTACTGCCACTGGTACTAGCAACTGGAAAATTCCAGCTGGTACTACTGGGCAAAGACCAGTAACTCCTGCCACTGGTATGATTCGCTACAACAGCACTCTGTCTTCCTTTGAAGGATATGCTGCAGCTGCGTGGGCATCTCTGGGTGGTGTAAAATCAGTTGATGGATTTACTTTTATTATTGCAGAAACATCTGCTGGTGCATCAAATGGTGACTTGGATTTCTATGCTGAGAATTCTGCTGGTACTGGATCAACTCAAGTCGGTCAATGGAATAGAACTAACCTTAAAGATTATACTGGTACTTTAGTCGGTACACAAACTACTCAGAATCTGTTTAATGCAACTGCAACAACTGTTAATGCTTTTGGTGCAGCAACTACTATTTCTATCGGTGCAGCAACTGGTACGCTAACAATCAATAATGCAAATACGGTTATTACTGGTAACCTTACAGTAAACGGCACGACTACTACTGTAAATTCTACTACTGTAGAAATTCAAAACGCATTTGTGTTTGAAGGTGCTACTGCTGATGGCTTTGAAACAACATTATCTACAGTAGATCCTACTGCAGACAGATCAATACTTTTACCCAATGCTAGCGATACGCTAGTTGGTAAAGCAACGACTGATACTCTTACTAATAAGTCTATCAACTTAACAAATAATACTTTAACCGCCACTTCTGCTCAGTTGGCGACAGCCATTACTGACGAAACTGGTACAGGTGTTGTAGTGTTTGGTACTAGTCCGACATTGACTACTAGCGTTGTTGCTGGTAGTGCGTCAATGGATATTTTTAATACTACAGCCACTACTATTAATGCCTTCGGTGCAGCAACTACACTAGCTATCGGTAATGCTACTGCAGCAACATTAACACTTCGTCCAGGTACTGTCGTTGGTTCTAATACTACTCAGAACTTATACAATACCGTAGCCACTACTCTTAATATTGGTGGAGCAGCTACCGCAGTTTCTATCGGTGCAGCAACTGGTACAACTACAGTCAATAATGCTCTTACTGTTACTGGTAACTTAACTGTCAATGGTACAACTACCACAGTTAATTCTAGCACTGTTAACTTAGATAATACTATTTTACAATTAGGTGGTGACACTGTTCCAACAGTAGATGATAATCAAGATCGTGGTGTGTCTTTCCGCTGGTTCAGTGGAACTGCAAAAAATGGTTTCTTTGGTTTTGATGATAGTACTGGTTTCTTTACATTTGTACCTGACGCTACATTAACTAGTGGTGTTGTTTCTGGTACGCTAGGTGTTATTGATGCTCTTCGTATTACTGGTTCTGCAGCGACTCTAACTACCGCACGAAATATTAACGGAACTGCATTTGATGGTTCTACTGCAATTACTACTGCTTCATGGGGTACTTCTAGAACTATTACTCTTGGTGGCACTGGCAAAGCAGTTGATGGTTCTACTGCAGTTACTTGGACTATCCCTGAAATTATCCCAACTAATACTAATATACAGTTAGGTTCAATTGGAGTTGGTACTGCAGCATCTGGTGTTGCTGGTGAGATTCGTGCCACTGGAACTGTTACTGGTTACTACTCAGACGATCGTCTTAAAACTCGTACTGGCAATATCGAAAATGCTTTGGAGAAAGTTCTTTCTCTTGATGGTTTTCACTATCATGCTAACGAAACTGCTGCAGCATTAGGATACGATTCTTCTAAACAAGAAGTTGGTTTATCTGCGCAACAAGTTCAAGCAGTGCTACCAGAGATCGTTGTTCCTGCTCCAATCGATGCAACATATTTAACGATTCATTATGAAAGAATGATTCCATTATTAGTTGAAGCTATTAAAGAACAGCAAAAACAAATCGAAGAACTAAAAGCAAAGTTAGGAAACTAAAATGGCTGTTTCTACAAGAGATGGATTAAAACAATATGCGTTAAGAGCATTGGGTGCTCCAGTGCTTGAGATAAATGTGGACGATGATCAACTAGAAGATCGTCTTGATGAAGCATTAGATTATTGGAAAATATATCACTACGAAGGTATTGAGCAGATTTATCTTAAGCAACAAATTCGTGCTTCTGAGATTGTTCTTACCACTTCTGTTGCTGCAAATTTCCGCTTAGCAGAAAAAGTTAGAGGTGTTACTTCTAATGCAACTGCTGAGGTATGTCAAGAATCCAGTAGAACTTCTGCTGGTACTCTATTACTAGTTAAAAATATCGTTGGAACTTTTACTGCAGGTGAGGCGATTGTTGGTTTAAATTCTGCCGTTACTGCAACTACAGTTTCTGTCACACTCCGTGAATATGATAATCGTTATATTGAAATTCCAGACTATGTTTGGGGTGTCACTCAAATTATATCTGCTGGACAAGCATCTTCATCAAAGAACATTTTCGACTTGCAGTATCAATTAAGATTAAATGATTTGTACGATTTAACATCTACTTCTTTAATCTACTACAAAACAGTTATGTCGCATTTGGCTCTATTAGATTTAGAGTTAAATGGTCATCAAAGATTTAGGTTCAATCGTTTAAATGGTCGTTTATACCTAGACGCTAATTGGGCAACAGATTTTATTCTTGGTGATTATATCATTGTTCAGTCTTATCGTGCAATGGATCCAACCACATGGAGTAAAGTTTACAACGAACAGTGGTTAAAACATTATGTTATTGCATTGTTTAAAAAACAGTGGGCAACTAACATTAAGAAATTCTCTGGAATTCAACTTCCAGGTGGCGTAACTTTGGATGGTGATAAATTGTACGATGAAGCTACTACAGAAATTAAAGATCTAGAAGACGAATTACAAAATAAATCAGCACCTCTTGATTTCTTCTTAGGATAACATGTCAACAACTAATGTTTATTTTTCTCATGGTACTAGAAATGAGCAGTACCTAGTTGAAGATCTCATTATCGAATCTCTTAAGATTTATGGTAATGAGTTCATGTACATTCCAAGAACATTAGTTTCAAAAGACGAGATTCTTGGTGAAGATCGTCTATCAAAATTTACATCATCATTCCCTATCGAAATGTACTTTGAGAATGTAGATTCTCTTGGTGGACAAGGTGCTTTTATTCAGAAGTTTGGTTTAATGATGGAACAGTCAGCTACATTGGTAGTTGCTCGTCGTCGCTGGGAACAGATGGTTGGTCGTTATGGTCAAACTATTTTACCAAATAGACCATGTGAAGGTGATCTAATTTACTTTCCATTAACTAAAGGTTTGTTTGAAATTAAATTTGTTGCTCATCAAGATCCATTCTATCAGCTTGGTAAACTATATGTTTACAAACTACAAGTTGAATTGTTCCAGTATGCTTCTGAAAGAATTGATACTGGCATTGCACCAATTGATGCCTTTGAAACTCTCAAAACATTTACTACTAATACAACTAGATCTCCACTCGGTGAAGTTACTAAGATTACAATGACAACTCAAGGAACAGGATATACTTCAGTTCCAACAGTATCATTCACAAGCGCAACTGGTTTTGGTGCTACAGCAACTGCTGTTCGTGGAACAGGTGCTACTGCAAATAAAATTATTCGCATTGATGTAACAAATCCAGGTAGTGGATATCAAACTGCTCCTATAGTTTCTATAACTGGTGGTGCTGGAACAGGCGCAGCTGCTACATCTAGTATTGATATTAATATTGATAAGCCAGAATCATTCGGTGATAACAATAAGTTTAAAACACAAGCACAGGATGTATTGTTTAGCGTAACAAATCCATTCGGTGAAATTGATAGAGATAATAACCCATAATGTTAAACAGTAATGTATACTACCACGGAATAATCCGCAAGTGCATTGTAGGATTTGGTTCGCTATTCAGTGACATCTATATCGATCGTCGTGAAGGTGATTCTGTAACTGGCGCAGTTATTCAAAGATTACAAATTCCACTGGCTTATGCTCCAAAAGAAAAATGGATTGTTCGTTTAGAACAAGATCCAACTTTGGAAAATAATGTTTACACAACTCTACCAAGAATGTCTTTTGAAATTATTGGTTATAATTATGATCCATCTCGTAAAGTAAATCGTATGCAACAGTTGAAGTGTGGTGATGGGACTGGTTCAGTTTCAACCATGTATACTCCTGTTCCATATAACATAGACTTATCTCTTTACATTCTTACAAAAACTCAAGAAGATGGTCTTCAGATTATTGAACAAATCTTACCAACATTTACACCTGAGTATACATTGTCTCTTAATGCAGTTCCAGATATGAATGTTAAACTTGATGTTCCTATCGTGTTAAATAGTGTATCGGTTCAAGATGACTATGATGGAGATTTTCAAACTCGTAGGTTTGTTACGCATACACTTAGCTTTCAAATGAAGATGAATTTATTTGGACCAATTTCTGGTAAAAATGTTATTGATACTGTTAATGCTAATGTTGGTCAGAACGAAAACTTTAGCAACCCAAATAGAATTTATACGGCAGAGGGTGATGTAACCACTGCAACAGTTGATACTGAAAGCTGGGAATTTAACTTCTAATGGCTCAAATTTATAATTCAAACTCCAATTTAAAAGCAGCTGGAGTTACTGTTGATTTTACACCTGAAGATGTAAAGGAATACATGAAGTGTGCGGCAGACCCGATATACTTCATTGAAACTTACTGCTATATTGTTACACTGGATCATGGTTTACAATTATTTAAACTTTATGATTGCCAGAAAAACAAAGTAAATGTTATACATAATAATCGTAGGGTTATCCTTATGGAAGGTCGTCAGCAAGGTAAGACGACTACCTCTGCAGCTTACATTCTTTGGTATACGATTTTTCAAGCCAACAAAACTGTGGCTATCCTTGCGAACAAAGCAACTGCTGCTCGTGAGGTTTTAGATCGTTATCAAACAATGTATGAGTTGCTACCGAAGTGGATGCAACAAGGTGTTACGACTTGGAACAAAGGTGACATCGAACTAGAAAATGGTTCAAAAGTATTTACTGCTGCCACAGGTAAGTCAGGTATTCGTGGTAAATCGGTAAACATGTTGTATGTTGACGAAGCTGCGATTATTCCAAACAATGTGGCAGAAGAATTCTTTACTTCAGTTTACCCAACGATTTCTGCTGGTCAGACTACTAAGATTTTACTGTCTTCAACTCCGTTGGGTTATAATCACTTCTGGAAGTTTTGGACAGACGCTGAAAAAGGCAGAAATGGATTCGTTAATCTATTCATTCCTTACTGGGAAATTCCAGGTCGTGATGAAGCATGGGCTGCAGAACAGAAAGCCCAGCTTGGTGAACTTAAATTTACACAGGAAGTTCTTTGTAACTTCTTAGGTTCTTCTCTCACTCTAGTTAGAGCAGATGCAATTTCTAGAATGAGTCCAGATACTATCATCCATCAGAAAGATGGTTTGGATGTATATGTAAATCCGCAAGCAGGACATACTTATTGTATGGTTTGCGATATAGCAAAAGGTGTTGGTGGGGATTATTCAGCATTCCAAGTTATTGATATTACAGAGGTTCCTTACAGAATCGTTGCCAAGTATCGTAATAATGAAATTAGTCCATTGCTATATCCAAATGTAATTTACAAAATTGGTAATGACTACAACCAAGCATGGGTATTATTGGAAATTAACATTTCAGAACAGGTTGCCCACATCCTATATTCTGAGATGGAATACGAAAATATATTGATGGTTACAAGACACGCTTTGGGACAAACTGTCTCTGGTGGTTTTGGTGGTGGTAAAACACAGTTAGGTGTTAATACCGATAAAAAGATTAAACGAATTGGGTGTCATAACTTTAAAGCACTCGTTGAGGAAAACAAACTTATTATAAATGACGCTGATACGATCTCCGAAATCTCGACTTTTATTGAGAAAAAAGGGTCTTATGAAGCTGACGAAGGTTATCACGATGATTTAGTAATGCCTC